TTGGGTTGAATGCTGCAATGTTGGCAAATCCTGTTGGTGTTGTTGTGGCATTATTAGCAGGGCTTGTGGTTGCGTTTCTGTACCTGTGGAACAATGTTGAAGGATTCAGGAAGTTTTGGATCAATGTTTGGAACACTATCAAGAAATACACATCAGAAGCAGGAAAAGCAATTTCAAAATATATGTCAGATGCTTGGAAAAATGTGAAGAAAACATGGTCAGCAGTGACAGGATTCTTCAAAAATATTTGGTCAGGTATCAAATCAGCCTTTTCATCAGCAAAAACATGGTTTTCAAACACATTCAAATCAGCATTGAATGGTGTGAAATCTGCATGGAATGGTGCAAGGTCATTTTTCAGTGGCATTTGGTCAAACATCAAGGGTGTCTTTGGTTCTGTGAATTCATGGTTTCGAAGCAAATTTCAATCAGCTTGGTCAAGTATCAAGTCAGTGTTCAGTGGTTGGGGTTCTTTCTTTGGTGGCTTGTGGACAAAAATCAAATCCAAATTCAGTTCAATCGGAACATCCATTGGAACATCCATGGGAAATGCAGTCCGATCAGGAATGAATGCTGTGATTTCCACTGTACAAAGTACAATCAACAAAGGAATTGGATTCATCAACAGTGCAATTCGGCTTGCAAATAAGCTTCCAGGAATCAATGTTGGTACAGTTGGCAAATTGTCACTTCCAAGATTGGCACAGGGTGGTGTTCTTGAAAAAGGTCAGGTTGGATTGTTAGAAGGAACAGGTGCAGAAGCGGTTGTTCCTTTGGAAAACAACAAAGCATGGCTTTCAAGGTTGGCTGAAGATTTGAATGAGATTCAGCAAGCTAATGGAAGCACGACATCAAATGATGCAATGATTCAAAGGATGAACAGAATCATTGAATTATTTGAAAAATTATTAGGTATGAATATCTATCTTGATTCAGGGGTGCTAGTCGGTGAATTGGCACCTGTCATGGATGCAAGATTGGGGAAAATATACAACAGAACAAACAGGGGAAGGGGCTGAATAATCAGCCCTTTTTTATATTTACAGAAGAAGGGGGTGAAACCCTAATGGAATTATTCAGATTGTTTGGCACTATTGCATTGAATGGTGTTGATGAAACAAAAAGAGAAATTGACAATGTGTCAGACAAAGCAGATGAAGCAAGTGACGGAATCGACAGAATGGGTGATTCGGCAACCAAAACTGCAAGTGGCGGATATACCATGCTGAAAAATGTTGCATCCAATTTGGTATCAGAAGGATTGCAAAGGGTTATCAGTGCAGTTGGTCAGTTTGTTAGGGATGGTGTCAACTTCCAAAGTCAAATTGAACAATACACCACTTCGTTCACAGTCATGACAGGAAGTGCAGAAAAGGCTGCTGAAGTCACTAAACGATTGAAGGAGATTGGTGCAGCCACACCATTTGAATTGACAGACCTTGCAGACACAACACAACTTTTGATGAATTATGGCTTCACAGCAGATAGTGCAATTGAAAGTATGCAAATGCTTGGTGATATCTCACAAGGTAGTGCAGACAAGATGAACAGAATTGCTGCTGCTTATGGTCAAATGAGTTCGGCAGGTAAAGTTTCACTTGAAGATATCAAACAGATGATTGAAGCAGGCTTCAACCCACTTCAAGAAATTTCTGAAACAACAGGTGAATCAATGGCTTCTTTGTATGACAGAGTTTCGAAGGGAACCATTTCAATTGATGAAATCACTGCATCAATGGAAAGGTCAACTTCTGAAGGTGGAAAATACTTTGGTTCTATGGATGCACAGTCAAAGACACTTGAAGGAAGAATGTCAACATTGAAGGACACAATCAACAATGCAGTTGGAACTGTCTTTTCAGGACTATTGAAGAAGGCAGCAGATGAATACCTTCCTGCTGTAACTGAAGCAATTGAAAAGGTTGATTGGGAAGGATTTGCAACAAGGGCAGGGGAAGCATTCAATTCAATTCAATCAGGTGTTGGATGGATCGTTGAGAATTTCAAACCTGAAAACATCATTCCTGAAAGTATGCTTCCAAGAATAGAAGAATTCAAGACGAACATTGAAGGAATGTTTTCAGGCATCAAATCAGATGTCATTGATGACTTCCAAAGCAAGATGCAACCACTTCAAGACTTGTTCACGAAGCTGAAAGATGCAATGGAACCAATTGCAACATTCTATCTGACAGATATGATGAACAAATTTGAAACCTTCGTTTCAATTGTTGAAACAGTGGTGATTCCTGCATTGTCAGGTGTCGTTCAGTTCTTCATTGATTTGGCAACACCAATTGTTGAAAAATGTCAACCTGCAATTGAAAAGCTGAACGAAGTCTACACCAAGGCATCCAATACCATGAAAGATTTGTGGTTCAACACACTGAAGCCTGTCTTTGATGAATTTGTTCAGATGATCACTGAAGTGTATGAAGAAAACAAGGATGTATTTGACAAAATCGGCACATTGTTTGAAACAGTATTCAATGCGATTGCTTCGGTTGTCACATGGTTCTATGAAACAATCATTGTTGGTGGATTGATTCCTGCAATTCAGTGGCTTTCAGATTTTGTCAGTGAAAACATGGGAACCATCAAACAGCTATTTTCAAACGCATTCGACACCATTGGTGCAATCATAGATGTATTTGTTTCGTTGTTCAAAGGTGATTGGGAAGGAATGTGGTCAGCAATCCAAACCATCATTGAAAATGCGAAAGAAAACATGGTGCTTCAATTCGAATTGGTGAAATCCTTCTTTTTGAAAATTTGGAATTCCATCAAGCAAAAATTGACAGAAATCATCCTGAACATTGTCAAAGGCATTGTTGAAAAATTCGAGAAGGCAAAGGCTGACTTGACAAAGACAGTCGAGCAAATCAAGACTTCTATTTCAACAAAAATTGAAAGTATGAAGGAAAAAGTGCTTGGTGTGTTCGACAAACTGAAAGACGGAATCAAGACAAGAATCGAAAATGCAAAAACTATTGTTTCGAATGTAGCAGATGCAATGAAAAAGCTTTTCAATTGGGATTTCAAGATTCCCAAAATTAAACTGCCACATTTTAGCATATCACCTTCAGGATGGAAGGTTGGTGACCTTTTAGAAGGTGTCAAACCAACACTTGGAATTGAATGGTATGCAAAGGGTGGTGTCATGGAAGATCCGACTGTGTTCGGAAGAAATGGCAACAATTTGATGGTTGGTGGTGAAGCAGGTGCAGAAGCCATTGCACCAATATCAACACTTCAAAAATATATTGAAGAATCTGTTGCAAACCAAAATTCAGAAATGGTTGATGTTCTTTATAAAATTCTAGCTGCAATCATATCAATGGATGATGAATTTGCTTCTAAGATGCGAAAGGCATTGGGTGGCACATCATTGACAATAAATGATAGAGAATTTGCAAGGTTAGTGGCAAAGGCGGTGAATTAAATTGATTGAACAATTAAAGTATATCAACCACTTCAATGAAGTGATTGAATTTGGGAAAGAAGGAATATTTGTCAAAACGAATGATTTGAGGGATTTTTCATGGGATGTGATTTCTTACAATGATAAAATATCATCATTTTCAAAGGGGATTGTTGAAAAGACAATCCCTGTTGTCATTATATGCACTTCTGAAGAAGAAGGTTTGAAAAAGAAGAACAAATTGTTTGAAGTGATGGAAAAGGATGTTCTGACAGGGCAACATGGAAGGCTTGTGTTGGGTGATTATTATTTGAAGTGTTTTATTACTTCAAGCAGTAAATCAAATTATTTTTATCACAAAGGCTATATTGAAATTTCTTTGAAACTAACAACGGACTTCCCTTCATGGGTAAAAGAAACAAAGACTGTGTTCAATTCTTCTTCAAGTAAGATGTCAGAATTCTTGGATCATCCATATGATTTTGATTATGACTACGCAACGGAATTTGACAATGTAATTGTCAAGAACACAGGGTTTGTTCCTGCAAACTTCAGGATGGTCATATATGGTTATGCAAACCATCCAAAGGTGTTCATTGCAGGTCATGAATACAGTGTGGATGTGGATATTGACACAGGTGAATATCTGACCATTGATTCATTGCAAAAGACCATTATTTTGACAAAGAACAATGGGAAAAAAGAAAATTGTTTCAACAAACGAAACAAAGCTTCATACATCTTTGAAAAAATAGGTGTTGGTTCAAGCCTTGTGACTTGTGAAGGGGAACTTTTGGTTGACATCATCCTTGTGGAAGAAAGGAGTGAACCAAAGTGGACTTGATATATGCAAATGAGAAGAAGGAAGATGTTGGAGTTCTGCAAGATTATCATTTTGATTTGGCTTTTGGAAAAGATGAAAACAACTTTCAATTGACTATAAACAGGAAAAAGCACTGCTGCAAGGCAGGCTTTTTTGTTTATATCGAAGGCACTGAATATGGTGGTGTCGTGGATTCCATCCATCCCATCACCAAGAATGAAGAAGTGATTTATGAAGGCAGAACATGGCATGGAATGTTGGAAAACAAGGTGATTGAACCTGATGCAGGGGAAGATTATCTGATTGTGTCAGGTGATGCAAATGAAGTTGTTTCAAACGTGGTGGGAAGGCTTGGACTTTCAGACTTCTTTGAAGTATCAACCATTGATTCAGGGATTGACATATCAAACTATCAATTCCCTAGATACATCTATGCATATTCAGGAATCAGAAAGATGCTTGTGGCACATGGTGGAAAGCTGATGTTTGAATTCAAGGATGGAAAGGTTCATCTGTCGGTGGTTCCTTTGATTGATTACAGTCAGGATGAACAATTTGACAGCGATCAAGTCGAATTGGACATCAAAAAGGAATACACACACATCAACCATGTGATTTGCCTTGGAAAAGGTGAATTGAAGGATAGACAGGTCATTCATTTGTATGCAGATGAAGATGGAAACATCAGCAAGACACAATCCATATTTGGTGAAAATGAAATGGTCTATATCTATGAATATACTTCAGCAGAATCCCTTTCAGATTTAGAAGAAGGTGGAATTGAGAAGCTGAAGGAATTCATCACAGGTGGTTCAGTGAACATGGATTTTGAAACAGAATCCATCATCTATGACATTGATGATGTGGTTGGAAGCAAGGACATCATCACAGGGATAGAAGTCACAGCATCTATCACAAAGAAAATAGTAACCATCAACAAAGGACAAACAATGATTGAATACGAAGTGGGTGAATAATTTATGAGTATTAAAATAGTAACAGGATATAAAGGTGAAGCACATATCACAGCAAAGCAAACAGGGGCATTCAATTCAAGTGTGGTTGGTGAAGGTTCCTATGTGTTAGCAGGTGGCAGTCAGTTGGCTGCATCAGTTGTTACAGCAAATCTGATTAGAATTGCAGATGGTGATGTCCTTCATCAAGGCAGACACATCACCATTGAAGCCGACACATATGAAGAAGTAGCAATTGGCAATGGACTTTCAGGAATGAACAGAAATGATTTGATTTGTTTGAGATATTCCAAGAACACTGAATCAGGTGTTGAAAGTGCTTCATTGGTGGTCATTCAAGGAACATCAACAGAAGGGACTGCATCTGATCCTTCATACAAAACAGGGAACATATTGACAGGTGGAACAACAGTTGATATGCCACTGTATAGGGTTGTATTGAATGGCTTGGAGATTTCGAAGGTGACAAAGCTTTTCAAAACTGTCAGGTCAATTTATGAATTGGACACTGTTGCAAAGACTGCAAGCAACAACATCAAGACATTGCAAGATGATGTGTCAAATCTTGAAAGCACAAAGCAAGGGAATTTGAACATCACTGCATTGACAACAAGTGATTCTGTGGATGATTTGAAAGATGCTTTTGTTGTTTGGATTGACAAAAAAGCAGTTCAAGGCACACATCCGACATTCAGTGTGTCAACAAACTATTATATCCTTTTAAACTTTAGAACAGGAACAGGTGGTGCCAACACAGGAACAAGGGTTCAGATTGCAATTCCATATACTACTTCAAGTGATGCAAGACTAATGACAAGAATGTACACCAACAGTCAATGGTATGCATGGAGTGATGCAACTTCTGATTTGGAATCTGCTTTTTCTAATATAGAAGATGAATTGCGTGATTTGATTGCAACATTGCAAACAGATGTGGCAGGGCTTAAATCTTCAAAACAAAATTCGTTAGGAAAGGCATTGACATCAACAGAAAGTGTTGATGATTTAAAAGATTCGTATGCTGCATGGATTAACAAAGAAACAATCAATGGTACACATCCAACATTCAGCATTAATTATTATATGTTGTTGAATTTTTCAAATGGTGGCGGTGCAAGGGTTCAGATTGCTTTTCCATTAACAGTTGTATCAGCAAATGCACGACCTGAATTCAGACTGTACACAAACAGTAAATGGTATGCTTGGATAAGTCCGTTTGATGCCATTGATGAAGCAATTGCAAAAGCACAATCTTCAGCACAAAGCTATGCAAAAGATTTGGTTGAAACATTGGAAGGAAAAGTGACCACAAACACATCAGATATTTCAGCTTTAATAACAGCAGTGAACGGAAAAATATTGCCATTGAGCCTTGAAGAAGTAAAGTTATCAAGTTCGTCTACTGTGGATGATCAAGCCTATGTGAACGTGTCGGCAAGTGCTACTTCTGTGAGTGGTGCAACAGGGTACATGACCATTCCATATGAATTCGGCTATTGTTCACCTTCAAATGTGTCAGTGAGTGGTGGAAAGTTGCAGGCACGTTTGACAAACAATTCAGGTGGTTCACATACCTTGTCATGTAACTTTTATGTAATTGCATACAAAAAAATTACAGGTTTATAATGTCTTACACACGATAACCGCATGAAGCAATGCAGAAAGGCGGTTATATATGAAAGGAATAAAATTTGGGAATTATCATTCATTTGATGATTTCAACTTGATCCTTTCACAAAAGATTATTGGAACACCATCACCAAAAACGGAAACAATTGATATTCCTGGCAGTGATGGTGTTCTTGATTTAACAGAATTTTTTGGTGATGTGAAGTATAACAACAGACCACTGACCTTTGAATTTTCAACCATAGTTCCACAAAGTGAATTCATGGAACAATTCACAAAGGTTCAGAATGCCTTGCATGGTCAGAAGATGCAGATTGTATTGGATGATGATGCTGAATGGTTCTATACAGGCAGAATCACAGTTTCAGAGTGGAAAGCTGACAAGAATGTTGGAAAGTTGACAATTGACTGTGACTGTGAACCATACAAAACAAGGCTTGGTGACACTGTTATCTTTCAGATGGTAGAAGGCACAGAAACAACAGTTATTCTTCCAAATAGCAGAAAACCTGTGGTTCCTATCATAGACATCACAGGGGATGTCAATTTGACCTTTGGAACAAACTTTTGGTCATTGACTGAAGGCAGATATGAATTGCCTGCTGTCCGATTGGTGAATGGTGACAATGTCATTCTATTGAATGGAACAGGCACAACAACCTTCACATATCGTGAAAGGGGGTTGTGACCATGTATCAGGTATTTTGTGACAACTTCCTTCTATATAATGACCAATTGGAAGAATACAAGATTTTCAATCCAAAGGTTGAAGTGGAATTGAATCAGATAGGAAGCTTTGATTTTAGCATTTACAACAACCATCCATCCTTTGACCATATAAAAAGGTTGAAATCAATCATCCAAGTGTATCAGGATGATTTTTTGTTATTCAGGGGAAGGGTGCTGAATGATGAACAGGGCTTCCATAATGAAAAGCAGGTTTCCTGTGAAGGGGAACTTGCTTTTTTAGTTGATTCCATTCAAAGACCATATGACTTCAACGGAACACCTGCTGAATTGTTCACACAGTTCATAGAAAGCCATAATGCACAGGTGGATGCAGACCATCAATTCAAGGTTGGAAACATCACTGTGACTGATCCAAATGATTATATCAGCAGAAGTGATTCAGAGTATTTGAACACATGGGATTCTATCAATAAGAAGCTGATTGAAACCTTGGGTGGATATGTATGGATAAGGCATGAAGAAGATGGTGTTTATATTGACTATTTGGCAGAATTGAACCTTCTGTCACCACAGAAGATTGAATTTGGAAAAAACCTTCTTGACTTAAAAAGAGAAACCAAGGGTGAAGATATTGCAACAGCAATCATTCCTTTGGGTGTGAAGGAAGAAGGTGGTGAAGCAAGGTTGAACATCACATCTGTGAATAATGGTGTGGATTATGTGTACAACCAAGAAGCGGTGAATTTGTATGGATGGATTTTCAGGGTTCAGATTTGGGATGATGTGACGGATGCAAACAATCTGTTGACAAAAGGCAATGAAGCCCTGAAAGAACTGATTCAGATGCTTTATTCAATAGAATTGGATGCAGCAGACCTTGCCACAGTGGACAAGACTGTGACATCCTTCCATCTTGGAACACAGGTTCAAGTGACTACCAATCCACATTCCATTGATCAGATGTTTTTGGTGTCGAAGTTGTCAATTGACCTTCTTCAACCTGCATCCAACAAACTGACACTTGGAAGCACGATTCTGACCTTCACAGAAAGAGCCACAGCAGGGCAGATTTCAACAGAAAACAGGTTGGTGGGTATTTCTTCGGATTTACAAGAAAAACTGAATTTGGGGCTTACAGAAACGGAAAGGAAGCTTTCTGCACAGATAGCAGCCACATCAGAAAGCATCACATCATCAGTTATGGATGAAGTGTACTTGAAGGATGATGTGGATGCATTGGTTTCTTCTGTTAGCACACAAGTGACACAGACTGCTGAAGATGTGGAAATCCGATTCAATGAAGTGACAAAGGACATCACAGATGTTGTGGCAGGTACAGATGCACAGTTTGAAGAAATAAGCAAATATATAAGATTTGAAGATGGAAACATCATTCTTGGTGAAGAAGGGAACACATTGACCTTGCAGATTGCAAACAACAAGATTTCCTTCTTGGATTCAGGTGCAGAAGTGGCATATTTCAGCAACAACAAGCTTTATGTCACAGATGGTGAATTCCTTCATTCTTTGCAACTAGGAAATTTTGCATTCATACCAAGAAGCAATGGCAATCTGTCCTTCAAGCGGATAGGTTAGAAAGTGGGTGATTAGATGGCAACATCAGGTGCTATGTCAACCACTAATGACAAAATCAAGTATAAAATCACCATCACACAAAACAGCCAAAGTGTTGCAAACAACACATCAAATGTGACTGTTTCAGTTCGTGTGTATCGTACCAACACAGGCTACACCACATATGGAACAGGAACAGTGTATTGCACCATCAATGGCACACAGTACACAGAAGCAATCACATCTTCTGACAAGATAACATCATCAGGCATTGTGTTGTTCACAAAGACCTTGAACATTTCACACAGTGCAGACGGAACAAAGACATTGGCAACATCTGCACGAATAACACATGACCAATTTTCTTCAAGTAGTCAGAGTTATTCACAGGCATTGACCACAATTCCAAGGGCAACCACACCAACACTTTCTGCAAGTTCGGTGAATATGGGTGCATCTATTACAATCAACATGGCAAGGGCATCAAGTTCATTTGACCATACCTTGACATATAAATTTGGAAGTGCAACAGGAACTATTGGAAGTGACCTTGCAACATCAAAGGCATGGACAGTTCCTTTGTCTTTGGCAAGTCAGATTCCAAACGGAACATCAGGAACTTGCACCATCACTTGCAAGACCTACAACGGAAGCACATTGATTGGAACAAAAACAGTGTCCTTCACTGCAAAGGTTCCTGCATCAGTGGTTCC